TAATGTTTAACGAGCAATAGACAATAAAATGAACAGCAAGCAGATTAACGAACTTTTGGCGAGCGAGAACCATAGTACCGCTATTGCCGAATTGAAGAACGGACGTAATGCGACCGAGCCGAACGCGGCCGAATATATCGCCCAGCTTGACCCCCAAGGCCACGACGTAAACGACCCGGTAAAGCGTAGGGATAAGAAGGTAAAAGTAGACCTTTCCGACTTCGATATAAACGACGAAGAAAAGAAGAACATAAAGACCGTTACCAATGGCGACGGGGAAACCGAAAACTTCCGTATCGAGCCGGTAGCCCGCGTAGCCTTGGCGATTCAGAAACTTATAGTAAAGCGGGCCGTAGCCTTCACGTTTGGAAACCCCGTAATTCTTAATGCGGAACCGGAAGAAGGCACCAAGGAAGCCGACGTTTTGAAGGCTGTAAAGCGTGTTTTGTTCGATAACAAAAGCCGCACCCTTAACCGAAAGGTAGCGCGGGGTATGTATAGCAGTAAGGAATCGGCCGAACTTTGGTACCCGGTGGAGAAACCGACGAAAAACTACGGCTTCGATTCAACGCACAAACTTCGGGTAGCCATTTTTAGCCCGTTGTTCGGCGATAGGCTTTACCCCTACTTCGATGAAACGGGCGATATGGTAGCTTTTTCCCGCGAATACGTCGTAAAGGATAGCGCGGGGGTAAAACATACCTATTTCGAAACCTATACCGATACCGAAATACGGAAATGGACGCTTACCAGCAACCAATGGCAGTTATTGGACGGCTACCCCAAGAAGAACCAAATAGGCAAAATCCCGGTTATCTATGGCCGCCAGCCCGCCGTAGAATGGGAAGACGTGCAGAACCTTATAGACCGCTTGGAAAAGTTGCTTTCTAACTTCGCCGATACCAACGACTACCACGCAAGCCCGAAAATCTTTACTACGGGTACTATTTTGGGTTGGGCCAAGAAGGGCGAAAGCGGGGCCGTTATCGAGGGCGAAGAAGGCGCGACCGCACAATATCTAAGCTGGGCGCAAGCCCCCGAAAGCGTCAAATTAGAGATAGAAACCCTTTTGCGTATGATTTACACCATTACGCAAACGCCGGATATTGCTTTCGATTCGGTAAAGGGTATCGGGGCCGTTTCGGGTGTAGCCTTGAAGTTGCTATTTATGGACGCGCACCTAAAAGTACAGGACAAATGCGAGGTGTTCGACGATTATTTACAGCGTCGATTAAGCGTAATACAGGCGTTTTTAGCACAAATGAACGCCAAGGATAAGGCTTTTGTAGACGCTTGCGGTAGCCTTATTATCGAACCCGAAATAGTGCCGTTTATGATTGAGGACGAAGCCGCGAACGTAAACCTTCTTCTTTCGGCCACCGGTCAGAAGGCTATTTGTTCGCGGAAGACGGCCGTACAGCAATTAGGCTGGGTAAACGACACCGAAGAAGAAATAGCCCAAATTGAAAGTGAAGAAGGCGGGCAAATGTATAACGACCTTTTAGGGCAAGAACCAACGATTTAAGATTATGGCAATAGTAGCAAAATTCGACATAGATAAACTTTTTGAAGGGGTTTACGCGAAGGTAGAAGATATACAGGACGCAGTAATAGAAGCTATAAAGGACGCTTGTTTACAGACCGTAGCCAACGCAAGAAGGTTAGATACTTACAAAGACAGAACGACGTTACTACGGTCTTCTATCGGATTTGTTATTTACGACCACGGAAAGAAGGTCGCGGATAACTTCGAGGCAAGAAACGGCGAAAAAGGAAGTGAAGGAGCCGCCCTCGGTAAAAAGGTGGCTGAACAAGCCGCCGCAAGTTGGCCTAATTCTATTGTTGCCGTAGTTGTAGCCGGTGTCGACTATGCCCTATACGTTGAAAGTAAAGGTTACGACGTAATTAGCGGGCCTTGCAACGAATTAAACGGGTTATTAAAACAATATTTGGCGCAAGCCGTAGCCAGCTTTAAGTAATGGACGAACAGCGAAAAAAGTTAATACAATATTTAGCCAATATAGAACGGCAACTTTCCAACCTGTACGGGCGCACTTACCGTGCAGCGTTGGAACTTGCCGAAGTCCGCAAAGCAATAGAAGCCGGCGAAACCTTCACTTGGAAAGGGAATCCAGCCGCCGAAAAACGACTTAATCAATACCTAAGCGACCTTGCAAACAAGTCCGGTATTATTATTCAAAACGGCATACAACGGGGATATATACAAGGAGAAAAAGACGCACGAACCCCGATACTTGCCCAATTAGGTACAACGGACGATAAACGAAAGGCTATAAATGAACTTTGCGAAGCCGCAACAAAGGAACGCAGAGCGCAAGGTATGACCGCTCACGCTTTTGCAACAGCCGAACGCGGGGGGCTTACATTGTCTTCGCGCGTATGGAACCTTACGGGTAATGCCAAACAAGAACTTGAAACGATTATACAAAACGGCATACTTGAAGGTAAAGGGGCAAAAGAAATAGCAAGCGGGATAAAGGGTTATTTGAATAATCCTAACGCATTATTTCGACGGGTACGGAATAAGGAAACCGGGAACCTTGAACTAAGCGAAGCGGCGAAAAAGTACCACCCAGGCCAAGGCGTATATAGGTCGGCGTATAAAAACGCCTTGCGCTTGGTTCGTACCGAAATGAACGCCGCCTACCGTCGTGCGGAGTGGGAAAGCTACCAAAATAACCCACTTATTACCGGGTATGAAATTCGGCTAAGTAACAACCACACGACCACCGTAAACGGTAAGGTAAAGCGGCTTGTAGACATTTGCGATACTATGGCAGGCCGATACCCTAAGACTTTCCGGTGGACGGGGTGGCACCCTAATTGCCGGTGTGTTATGGTTCCTATCGTCATAACGCCCCAAGACTTCGGCAAATACTTGAAGGCTAAGCGGGCTAAGAAATTGGAAGAATGGCAGCCGAAAGACCGGAAAAGTAAACAAGTCGTAGAGGTACCGAAAGAACTAATACAATGGATTGATACAAAACAACGACAATTAAGAGCGGCCAAAGTAAAACCCGATTTTGTAGGCGACAACAAAGGTATAATAGCACTTACCCAGCAGAAGAAAGTATTATCCTTATTTGCCGGAACCTTACAGCAGTTCGCCGATACATTGTTTAAGACCGGGCGCAGCATGGGGCAAGTAAAGCAAATAGGACGGGTAGACGACATTGTACGCGAAGATATGGCAAAAAAAGGCCATAATTTGGAAACGGAAACTATTATAGTTCTTGACCGGACGGTATTAAAGTACATAGGCCACCCCAAAGAAAGCAAAGGGGCCACCGTAGCAATTACTCGATACGGGGAAATAGAAACCGCCATAAACACGCCGACCCATATTTACGAAGACCTAAATTCTAAGGATTTGGTGTACGTTTATACCCACCCTTACGAAAAAGGGAAGGTTATAAAAGTTGTAGTACACCCGAACTATAAGTACAAAGGTGTAACGGCTAACGTCGCCAAATCGTGGGGTGTAGTTAATGAATCGGATATGAACACGCACGATTACCGGTTAATAAAATAGGGGCTACCTTTTGGATAGCCCCTAAACCGAATACCGGTAGGAGTTGAACCTACAATATACCGACCTTTCGGCCCGCCCCGCTACCACGTTGCGACCATCGGCACCCGGTTTTTGCAAAAGTAACTTTTATTCTTTAATCCGGCAAAGTCCGCCGTTCCAAGTCTTGTATATAGGCATGGTCGTACAGTATTTTAAGTGCGCCTTTCAGTTGGCAAAGCGATTGTTCGGCAACGTGAATAGGTAAAAATTCTTCGGACGTTAAGCCAGCCGCTAATTTGTAATCGTTAAACTTCTCGATAACTACGAATACTTCCCCTATAATTTCCGCAAGTTCCGGGCAAAGTTTTGTTTTTTCAATTAGTTTAGGTTTGGCGGGTTCGTCTATTGCCACGTTCCCGCCTTCGTAATAAGGTAAAATTTGGGTTTCTACCAAATTTTCCATAGAAGCGGCCAAATTCCTATCTTTGCACCGGAATATACAACGCGAAAGGTTTTCTTCGTCAATATACCCAGCTATTTGTATTCCTTGGTTCGTTGGGGTTTCCAAATAACGGAACCTTGCCCCGTCTAAATACCGTTTCAACAAAGTTCCGCAGCTAAAACCTAACGCCTTCCAAACGTCGATATAGCAGAATAAAATAGTTCCGTTGTAATTTCGTGTGCGTATTTCGCCAAGTATAGGGGAAGAAAAGGGAATTATAGGGTAAACGTCGGCAGCTTGCCGCAACTTCTTTACCGGCGTTTTTTGCGTTGGCTTGCCCGGAACAGAATACCCTCCCGTCTTCCGAATGGTCGGTAGGACTTCTTCCACTACCCAATCTTGGAACGCTTCCGCTTCTTTCTTCCGACTTTGAAAAATACAACGGTATAGGTTCGGTTCGTCGATGAAGGTAAGGTTTTGCCTGCCGCCTTCCGTAAGGGTGTAGATACTACCGACCCCCTTTGGATTTAATCGCTTTTTAACATCACTTGGGTTGGATATATCCAATACGCGGCATACATCAGCAAGGCAAAACAGGGCTTCGCCCCTTTCGTTGGATTGCACCCGCATTTGCCCGAAAGCGGGATTTTTGAAGATTTGAACGCCCGTAGCGTTCGGGATAATTTCAGTTTCCATTTATTCAGCAGTTAATGGATAACAGGCGAAAGAAAAACGGCTCCGCCTTTCCCGTTTGCTGAACACCTTATTAGGGCCGGGAAGGCATTAACCTTTCCACACGGGGGTACGAAGCCGTATATATTTTGCTGACGACATAAATGTCGGGAGCAAATAAGCAAGCATAAAAAACGCCCGCACAACTTGGCGAGCTTCCGCACGCCCTAATAAAATGTTCAGCACTACAAAAGTACGTTTTACTTTTTATCTGTGCAAGCATTTTGCGAAAATAGTAATTCTAAGGAGCAGCGAAAATAGCAAAAATTACCAATTTCGTATTAAAATAATACGGAATAAGTAGAAAATCAAGCCCCGAAAAAGGGGCTTGCAGTATTAGCTACACGTAGATAGTAGAGCAGAAAAGCCAACCACAACCAAGGCAATAGCTACGATAAATTGGATTATACCCAAACCGCCGCTAACCGCTTCCTTGGTGGTAGGTTCCTTATTTTCGTCCCCTTCTTTGGACGTTTCGGGCGATTCTTCTACTTGCTTTTGCCCGCACTTGGGACAGAAAACAACATCTTCGGCGATTTCTTCGCCGCATTTTTTACAGAACATAACTATATGATTTATATTACCAATCTTCGGCCGGTTGCTGCGTATTGTTTTTAATGGCATTTACAAATGCGGCAAAATAATCGTTTGTACTTGTTTCTACGGCTTCTTTTGCCTTATCTTTTAAGCATTTCCCTTTCTTGTTAAATATGCCGGAGCAATTGCCCATTACATTAACACCGATAAGCCCTATTTCATCGTTATTTTGGGTATTTGCAAGGCACTTAAATACAGGAATAAAACGTACTTTATTGTCCTTAAATTCAAAAGTGTATTTATAGCTATATTGCCAAAGGTTAGGCCCGTTCATAACGAAAATTATGCGTAGTTCTTCCGCGTCCAAAGCGTCTATTACTATTTGATCGTTATCAACTTCCGAAGTTACAAACTTAGGATTGTTATATAGGCCATTCAAATACATTTTAGCCCTTTTGAAAAGTTCGTTTTTTGAGGTGTTAGGTACTTCAATTACGGCGTAGTTTTTCGTTTCATCTTCCGTAGATACAAACCCCGAACTTGTTAATTTGAATTGAGCGTTTGCACTACCTACAAACAACAACAGGCCCAGCAGGGAAAGAAAAAAATGTTTCATAAAAATACATTTTGCGCCCCAAGACCCCAACGGGCGTTACACAAACACAAAAGCGTGGGCCTTATGGTCTACGCATTTGAGGTATCGCCAAACACCTACCGAAAGTAGACTATAACCCACGCTTAGCGATATATCGAAAATGGATATACAGCCAGCGAGCGTTAATAGGCTATCCTTTCGGTTTGGAAAATTGGCGATTTTCAAATGCGGATTCCTATACGCTTTTACAAGCGTCCCCGGATTTCTCCCCGGAAACGTTGCAAATATACTGCAAAAACACTAAACAACATTATTTTACGGCGGAAAATCGCGCAAAGAGCAAGGCAGGGGCTACCCAGCCCCTACGCAGGAGCAGGCCAGCACCAGCCCAGCGGCAGGCTTGGGGCTA